ATGAGGCAGGGGGAAGTGTACCCGGTCTCCTTGAGGACCTCCAAGGCGTCCTTGAGCGACTGGATGTGGCTCTCCATGGAGGAGATGAGGCGGGTCTTGGAAGAGTTGACGTCGTAGGCGACGTGCTTGGCTACGAGGTCGATGGCGGTGAACTTAGACATGATGCTTTCTCCTTGCTATGTGTAGAGACTATGGCACGGTCTCGGACCGGTGTAAAGCGCCTAATTTTCAATTTTACCGTTACGCTCGGCCTGGTCGCGCCAGTCCTCGGCGACGGTGCGTGAGTCCGTCCAGCGGGTGTGGCGCAGTTGGCCGTTCTTGTTGCGGTAGACGACATGGTAGCGCGTTCCGCCGCCCCAGCCATTGTCGTCGGAGTAGATCGCTGCATCGTGTTTCATTGACTTTCTCCTTGCTATGGATTTTTTCAGAAAGGTACGTCATCCCAGTCCGAGATGAACACGCGGCGCGGCGGCTGGCCGCCCCAGGCTTCCATCTCGTCCTGCCACTGGATGGCTTCCTCGGCTGCGAAGTAGGCATCTTCTGCGGCAAGCGACGCCGGGGTATCTGCGCCGTAATAGATGCAGGCCGCTTCGAAGGACTCGTGCTCGATGTGATTGTTGTCTACGTAGGGCATGTCTTCATCTCCTTGCTATGGATGAGAGTATGCCATGGCTTCGGACCGGTGTAAATCCCTATTTTCAATCTATGGAAACATTTATTTGGCCTTGACTATTGTTAGTAGATAAGGTCAAAGGTAAATTGGGCAATCGCGGCTGCATCTTCAGGCCGTGATTTCTCTAGGACAAGGGTGAAAAAACATGAAGAGACCTGTCGGGTCGTTGGGCGGCCTGTGCCTGGCGGCCTTGTTGGCGTCCTCCCCTGCGGGAGCGACGTTGTTCACCGGGACCGGTACCGTCGGAGGCGTGACGGTTTCCGCGAGCGCGAACTTCGTCATCAACTCCGGTAACCTGATCGTTACCTTGAAGAATACCTCGGCTGCGGATGGGATCGCGGAAATGCCGGGGACCACGCTCTCCGGTCTTCAGTTCCTGGTCGCGGGTCAGGGGGGAGGGCTCACGCCGCTCTCCGCGATCACGCCGAACCAGATCTTCAACCCGGCAGGCTGCTCGGTGGGCTGCCCGGCCGGGACGTTCAACGTCGGCGGCGAGTGGGGTTACCAGTACACCGGCGGATTAAATCGTTTGGGATCAGCGGGTTACGTGACCACTGGGCTCTCGGGCAACATCGGGAATTTCAACGGTGTCAACCTGGACAATCCGAACAGCCTGGACGGCATCAACTTCGCCGTCCTGTCGGCCACGCATGACGCCCTCAACGGCGGAGGCGGAGGCCTGGTGTCGGAGCCGCTGGTGCAGACCCAGTTGGATCTGACGTTCCAGAACTTCGCCTTCCCGGTATCGGCCATCGGTGGGGTGTTCTTCCTGTACGGCACCCAACTCGGAGACGGGTCGATCCCTGGGGATCCGCAGCCTCCGGGAGATCCGCGGAGCGTTCCCGAGCCCATGACGCTCGCCCTGCTCGGGGTGGGTCTCGTGGCTTCTCGTGTGCTCAGGCGTAGGGTATAGTCTTCGAACCTTCGAAGGGAGATCATCATGAAGAAACTAGCCTTGGGGCTCGCCGCGTTGCTGGCGAGCGCGGCTCCGGCCCTGGCCGGACCGATCCAGTTGTCAGCCTTCGGTCAAACCTCCGCCCTCAACACCATATTCGCCACGGCGAACGGAGCTCAGACCCAGACCCACATCGTGGCCAGCACGGCGATCAGCTTCACCCAGTTGCTCGGGCAGGTGACGCCGTTCAATGCGTTCTTCAAGCTCGATGCCACGAGCAACGATGCCGCCCAGACCGCGTTCGGCCTGGTCGTGCAGCATTTCGACGGCATGTTCTGCCTGACCTCCGCGGCGAATTGCGGAGGCACCAACATCCTCACCGGCACCTTTTCCGACGCCGCGATCGGGGCGTTGGGCGGGCCCGGACTCGTCGTGAACGTCAACAATCCGCCGGATGATCTGCTGCTCACCTCCGCGGTCATCAATGCCAGCAAGCTCCAGGAGCCGAACACCTTCAATCTGGGGTTCAGCAATCTGCAGCCGGCCCTGGCGAAGTGCGGAACCACGATCTGTTCGTTCGCCGCGTCCTTCGCCGGTACCGTGTCGTCCACGGCCGTACCCGAGCCCCCTGCCCTCGCCCTGCTCGGGATCGGCCTGATCGCGGCCGGAGCCTTCGCGAAGCGGAGACAGCGTTTGTCCTAGACCAACTGACCGGGGAGGACGCTGCCCTCCCCGGTCTTTTTCAATCTTTCAATGGTTTAACGACGACCTTCCAGGCGGGATCGCCGCAGAGCGAATCGACCTGATCCTTCCGCAACAGGCTTCCCGGATTGAACTCCAGGCTATCCGTCACCTGGTCGATCTTCCACCTGCCTCCGTCGTGCCCGGCGATCCACTCTGGGATGTAGGTGAGCGTGATGGTCTTGATCTTCATCACACGTCCACCACGTGGATGATGAAGCGAACCGATTCGTCGCCGTACGGCTTCGCGACCAACAGGCTCGGATCGTTCGGCCATTCCTGTTCCCAGTTCAAATTCGGTTCCACGAAGGATCCGTCCATCTTGGTGAGCAGATCTTCACGGTTGTCGACGAACCATCCCTTGGCGGCTTCCAAGGTGTTGAAGGCGTGGGTCAGGTCGCAGGTGAGCTCGGGCTCGACGGCGTATTCGATGTACAGGCTGGTGATGTAGACGCGCATTGATTTCTCCTTGCTATGATCTGACGCTTGTACCACCGGATCAGGTGGAAGTAAATCCCCTAAATCCACTTTCCCTTCCGGTCGCCGTTGACGAAATCGGCAATGTTTTTCTTCTGGCGGAGGGCAGGATAGATGATGAGGTCGTCTATCGTGTCTTCGGCCAGTATATCGACGATGCCGGTTGAGGTGCGTTTCTCCGCCGCCTCGGCCCGATCCTCACCTTGGAGTCGACCGAGCAGGCTGAACTCCTCGGTGAAGGTGCAGATCCAGTCGGCCTTCGAGAGCTTGATGCCGCGCCCGCCGCTCTTCTTCTTGCCGACCATGAGGTCGAAGACGCCGGCCTGGAATCCGTCCTGAGCCTGATCCTTCTGCCGGTTGGAGACGAGTCCGTCGTAGCGACAGGGGGAACGACCGAGACGTTTGGCGAGCTCCAGGATCCGGTCCACGTCTCTGGTGAACCGCGCCCAGACGATGCCGGCCGAGGTGTTCAGGGACAGGAATTGCTCCATGGCTTCCATCCTGGGATCGCTGGCGCGGTCGATCACGCCTGGTTTCGTCCGTGTGAGGATGACGCCGAGATCGTTGCAGGCCTCGCAGCCTTCGCCGTTGCATGGGGAATGGATAGTCGGAAGTTGTTCTGACGGCCATACATTCGTCAGGACCTGCTGCATACGAAGATATCGGGTCAGCGCCAGCGGAGCCGATATTTTTTGGCCGTTTGAAAGCTCCGCCTCGAACTCGGAGACGAGATCATCGTAGACTCGACGCTGCTCGGGAGAGGGCTGATAGGTCAATGTCTGGTAGATCTTCGGCGGCGTGTCGAAGCATTCCTTGAACAGGACTCGTTCCGTGTACGGAGCTATCTTGCCGCGAAGTTCTTCGACGTTGATCCATGGTGAAGATGTACCGTCTTCACCTCTATCGAGCCGCTCGTACTGATGTCCCCTCTGCCAGTCGGTTTCCTTCTTCCAGAGGGCGTAACGATGCTTGAACACCGTGTAGGATGTGGTCCCGAAGATGTCCGGGCTGAGGAAGCGGTACGGCGCGAAGCAGTCAAGAGGAGAACCGCCGTTAGGCGTCCCATCCAAGATGTAACGCCTAACGACCTCGGGACGTTTGGCGATCGCCTCCATCACGCGAGTTCGACCGATACCCGGGGTTCGGTTGACGAGGGTGAACTCGTCGTCCACGACCATGACGAGCTGACGTGACTTGAGGAACTTTGGTAAGAACCGCCTGAAAGCGGTTGTTACCAAAGCTTCGCCATTCACGGCTAGGATTGAAAGTCCCTCGAAAGCGAGCAGGCGCTCGAGCGACGGGAGCAGGGAGCCGGCGAAGGCTTTCCGCTTCGGGTCCCATCTGATGCGTTGGGCTTCCCAGGTTGCGCAGGCCCTCGGGATCCTGTCCGGCAGATGCGCCGGGATCTCGTTCACGACCCAGTTGCGATGGACGCGGCCGGGCATGGCCACGACCAGCAGCCCGGTGATGGGCCAGGGGGGTTGACGTAGGCGTGATGCTTGAAGGTAGGCCTTCGGCCAACCTCCGAGCGCCAAGAATCGTTCGTAGGCGTAGGCCGCGATGTCGATGATCGGCTTCGACTTTCCGCATCGCTGCTCAAAACACACCGCGGCGTATGGGGAATCCTTGAACCGGGCGAAGGCGCGGGACTGGTGCAGCCACGGGTCCGTCTTGGGGGCGTAGAGCTCCGCTGAAGCTTCCAGGGTGCGAGAGGCGGGTTCGGGCGTAGCAGGGGACATGGACAGGGGGTCGGATGGTTGGCGAGCTCGTGGGTGTATAGCTCGGAACCTGGGAACCGTAAATCTCGCCCGTACAAGTTGCGAAGTCCAGAAGTACACCTGATTTCGCCTGAATCTCAGCCCCGCGAAGGAGTTCCCAAGAGTTCCCAGATTCCCCCCTGTTCGTTCGCTCGTGGGGAGAGGCCCTAGGGCTAGGGCCGGAACGGCGTGGAACGGTTACGACACCCTGCCGTTCCGACCTGCCGTTCCAGGGATTTTCCTGCTGATCCAATGTTTTATTGGTGGTTGGAACGGCTGGAACGGCAGAATCGCGTTTTTTTTGATTTTTTTTTTTTGATCGCGTTTTTTCGCTTCGGGCGAAAGAATAGGCACCGTCGGAGGGGTCTAACCACTTGGAATCGTTAGGTCATCACCGGAACGGTTGTGCCGTTCCAATGCCGTTCCCTGCCGTTCCAGCCGTTCCGGTGGGACAGATCATCGCATGTCTTAGAAGTCACGGATCCCCGGGTCTGGGTTTCGACCTGGACGATCGAAGGGGGTGACTGGGCTTCCGTCGACCCGAAGATCCGTAACCGTGCATTGGACCATGGAACCCGGGCGGAGGCAATGCGGCTCGCGGTAACGATTCTTTCCTTCCGTGCAATTGTCAACCCATTGTCGATTCGATCGGTCGATGGTACGAATACCCCGCGAGAACCGTGGGTTTTCGCGCTGTCTGGTGCGGAATCGAGGATCTGTCAGACCTGCCCCTCAAACTGCCCCCCACAAGGTCTCGGTCCTCGATTCTGTACACGGAAAGAGGGGATGAAAATGGCGAATATCGATACAGATGCTCCGATTCCTGCACCCGTTCCAGGCGGTGCTCCGCCTACGGAACCAGGTCCTGACGACGCTCCGGCAGGCGAGGAAGCTCCGTCTCCTGATGATCTCGATGCAGGCGGGGAAGAGGAAGTCGTCGCGACGATTCTTCGGTCTCCGGACGGGACGTATCGGCTGATCCCCGGTGACGAGCCGGAGGGATCGGATGGAGGCGAAGAACCTGCCGGGACGCAGTTCGATTCGATCGGCGCCCTGCTCAAAGGCGTCCTAGAAGTCGTCAAGACGTACGAGGAGCAGTCGCCAGGCGCGGAAGGCAGCGACGAGGAGAACTTCCAGGCCGGCTACTCCGGCGGAGCCACGGGAGCCGTGCCGGCGAAGCCCATGATGGGCGGCGGAGGACCGTAGGATGCCGTGGAAGAGCGGAAGAGATTTCGCCTCGAAGCATAACAAGAAGCTGAAGGGCAAGGCGGCCGGCGTTGCCCAGAGGCAGGCGAACGCGATGCTCAGGGAAGGAGTTCCGGAGGGGATCGCGATCGCGACGGCCAACAAGACCGGGAACAGGATGCAGCGTAAGAAAGGCTTGATCAACCGTGATACCTGAGGATCGCGACTGGTCTCAGAGAGCCTTGACGCCGGAGGAGCTGAGGTTCGCCCCGAGCGAAACGAAACGCGCGAGGTTCATCCTCGAGTACCTTCGCAACGGACGCCGATTCAGGGAAGCCTACCAGGCGGCCGGGTACAGCGGGTCGATCGGGAATCTGAATAAGGCTCGCGTGATCCTCAAGCATCCCGACGTCGCCCGGGCGATCAAGGCGGCCGATGAGGAAGCCTGCATCATCGCAGGGCTCACCGCCGAGCGGACGCTTCGTGAAGTCGCCAGGATCGCCTACTTCGATCCGGGGAAGATGTTCGACAAGAAAGGACGCCTGCTCGATCTCGATCAGATGGGTCCGGATCAGCGCGCGGTGATCGCGAGCTTCGAGCAGGAGGAAAGGTACGAAGGTACCGATGCGGATCCGGTCCGGGTCACGACGAAGAAGCTGAAGTTCCACAACAAGAATCAGGCGCTCGAGACGGCGATGAAGCATCTGGGCCTCTTCGAGAAGGACAATGAACAGGTCCGGGCCCAGATGTTCGCGGTGATGGTGCCGACGAAGGATGAGCATTCAGGGCCGATCCTAGACCTCGAAGCGAAAGGCGTCGAGGAGGAAGCGGCCGCGGCGAATACGTTCGTCAGCAATGGCAGGGGGAACGGACACGGATGACGCTGAGTTGGGTGACATTATTCTGTGTACTGATCATTCCCTTGTTCATGGGCATATTGGTATGGCGCGAGCTCAGAGAAGCCGAGAAGCGGGCGCTTAAAGATAAGCATTCTCACGAGGACGATCTTGCCTGAGCCGAAGATCATCTGGAAGCCTACCGCACGGCAAGCCGAGTTCCTCGCCGCGACCGAGGACGAGGTGCTGTACGGCGGCGCGGCCGGCGGAGGGAAGACGGACGGTCTCGTGATCGATGCGCTCGGGGCGCAGTACCGTGCGATAGAGATCCCCGAGTACCGCGCGTTGATCCTCCGCCGCACCTATCCCGAGCTGAAGGAAGTGATCGACCGGACGCAGGCGATCTACCCGCAGATCTACAGGGGTGCGAAGTTCAACAACCAAGACGGCGACTGGCGCTTCCCGTCCGGCGCCAGAATCGAGTTCTCGTACCTCGAGCGCGATTCGGACGTGATGCGGTACCAGTCGCGCCAGTACCAGTGGATCGGATGGGAGGAGCTCGCGCAGTGGCCGAGCGCCTATCCGTACGAGTACATGATCAGCCGTCTGAGAGCGCCAGAGCGGGTCAAGATCCCCCTGTTCATCCGCGGCACCTGCAATCCCGACGGGCCTGGAGCACGATGGCTTGCCAAACGGTTCGGCATCAATCCGAGCGGCGAGTCCACGCGGATGACGATCACCGTGAACGGAAAGCCGTGGCGGCGGCGCTTCATCGCCTCCAAGCTGGACGATAACCCGCATCTGGCGGAGACCGGCTACCGCGAGAAGCTGATGATGCTGCCCGAGGAGATCAAGCGGGCCCTGCTCGAGGGACGATGGGACGAGCCGTCGGTGGCGAACGCGATCTACGCCCGTGAGATCCTGAACATGACGACGGAGGGCAGGATCCGTCAGATGCCGTATGACCCTAGACTTCCGGTGCATACCGTCTGGGATCTGGGATGGAACGACGCGATGACCATCGGCATGATCCAGAAGCCGACGCATAATTCGCTCGTCGTCATAAACTACCTGGAGGACAATCAGCGGACCTATGCCGAGTACATCAAGGATCTGAACGCGATGGAATACGTCTGGGGGACGGACTGGCTGCCTCCCGACGCGGCGAACAAGGATCCGAAGAGCGGATTCAGCGCCTACGACATCTTCAAGCAGTTGAAGCGCGATCCGAAGCTGATCCCGGTCAACATCCGCGGAGACATGGAGTACGGCATCCGGGCGGTCCGCATGATGATGCCTCGCATCTACATCGATAACACCGAGCGGAAGCGTCTGACCGGCTACCTTGGCGGGGCCAGGCTGATCGACTGCATCCGCAGGTACCGCCGTAACGTCCCCAGGGCGACGAACGAGCCGTCGGTGCCGGTCCACGACGAGTACTCTCACGGCTGCGACATGCTGAGGTACCTTGCGACGATCGCGCATCTGATCCAGAATCCGAGCGAGGTCGAGACCGCGCCGCGTGTTTCAGCGTACGAGAACCAGATTCCAGGCATGGGTATGTTGGGATGAGCATTCCATTCATCAGGAAGTATCCGAACAACCGCGGCACGATCCAGCACGTGATGAGGCCGTTCGAGATCGAGCAGAAGGCGCTCGACTTCTTGATCGCCGGCGGCTGGTATACCGCCGAGATCACGAGCCGCGGCATCGTGAAGCTCGCCGCGACCGACGACAAGCTGAAGGAGCTCTTCGTGCTCGAGACGCCGAACGGGCAGGAGCTTGAGGATACCATAGACCGGCTGGTGAATCGAAGCGTGACCGCGATTTCGTACATGAGTTCCAGGAGCCACTGATGAGGTGGTCCTTATTACCGAAGGGATCTGTAGCCATGACGACGAAGAAGAACGAACCGCAGAAGAATCAGCCGAAGGATCCGCCGAAGCCGGCCCAGAAGCCTGCCGACCAGGGATCGCAGAAGCAAGGCGGACCGAAGGACCAGCCTAAGCCTAAGTCGGAGGCCGAGAAGGAAGAAGACGCCGGCGACGATGCTCCAAGTTCGATAGACCCGAAGCCTCCGCCTCCTGCCCCGGTGCAGGAGAAGATCCTGAAGGCTCCGACGGTTCACGACGTGAGTGGCGATGGTTCGGTCATGCTGGTGTCCTGGAGCAACGTCACGGAGAATGACGACTGCAATCCGGTCTCCATGCCGCGTTACCCGGTAAAGTCGGTCCAGGTGACGGGAGACTTCGGAGGCAACGCCGCCGTCGCCATCCTGGGATCCAACGACGGGCAGCAATTCTTTCCCCTGTCGGATCGAGATGGAGCCATAATCAGCATACGGAACGCTAGTCTCACGGACGTCCTCGGGGTCTGCATGTTGGTCAAGCCTGACATCGTCGCGGGCTCGAACCAGAATCTGGCGATATCGATGCTCTTCCAGGTGGGCAGTTCGCCTCTGAGGTGACGATGGACGCTCGGTTCACGGAAGGCATGGCCGTCGTCAGGGAGTTCCTGAAGCGGTACGAGAAGATCAAGGCGTTCTACGAAGGGCTCTTGGAGCTCGGGGATCTGGACAGGCTGGTGGAACAGAAGCGAGAGGCGCTCGAGGATCTGCTCCGGAAGATACGAGAGGCGGAGGGACAGTGAAGATCGATTTCGGTAAGATGATAATGGACATCAAGGACAGGCCGATCCAGCGCGACGGGAAGCCGGTCACGCTCCTGGACGTCTGCCAGGAAGCCTTGATCGCCTCGTACCAGGACGAACAGAACCTTCCGTCCGCCGACAAGGTGAAGCGGTTCAAACTGGCCATGAAGCTGAATGGCGCCGAGCCAGACCTCGAGCTCGAGGAGCTCGCCCTGATCAAGACGCTCGTCGGCAAGGGCTTCGGGCCCATGATCGTCGGGCGGGTGTACAGCGAACTCGAAAGCGGAGGCCAGCTCTTTGGCACGGCGTAGGCTCGTCAAGGCCACGAAGGCCGACCTCGACGACCTGGATCCAGAGGTCGCCGAACTCGTACGGCCGCACGTCATAAAGCCGGAGACGCTGAACAGCATCTCCGTGACTCTCTGCTCGAAGAGAGACGAAGCGAAGGACGCCCGCGGAGCAGGGAACATCGAATCCACCTGGATCGCCT